GGCAAAGGCTCGTGCTGGGGGAGCGCAGAAGAAGCAAGCGCCAATGGTGGTTGCGAAGAGTGCGAAGCCGGCGAGGCGTGTGGCCGTTCCGAACGTCTACTTGCCAGGTACGCCGCACATCCCACCTTCCTTATTCAATCACTTTGGCGTGTTCCCCGTCGGTGGCACGGTTCGCTACGAGCCAGCACAGGCCCTTTCTACGGGCTATATGCTGTGCGTTTCTGCGATTCCTGGCTACGGCACTGTTGGACGCTTCGTCTCGTATACTCCTGGTTCTGCAACAGTTGGGGTTACGACGCCGTTGACTCTGCCTCTCATGGCGTCTGCTTTCGACGCCGGCGGTCCGACTAGCAGCAGGGTGACGAAGGTTGGCTTCCGCATGGTGAATAGCACAGCTACTCTCTACCGTGCTGGTCGCATCTTCATCACACACCTCACACAACGCCTCAAGTTGCCTGCTGCCCCGTCCGTTATGACTGGTGCGCAGTGGGAAGCCGTGGCGTCGTCACTGAAGGCCCTGCCGCCCAAGTTCACCAAGACTGCTGAGATGGCGGATTTCTCGGCGAACGGCGAGTTGTGCGACAAGCCATTCTTCTGCATCCCGGTTGACCATTCCAAGTACAACGAATATCGTCCACACAAGGGTACGATGTCCAATACCGATGATTGGTTTGACAACGTTGCGTTGTGGACCTCGTCGGAGGAGGAGTCGCACCCCATGTCGATGATGGTGTTACATTGGACTTCTGGCTCGACCAATGCGATGCAGCAGGAGTTGACTTTGTCGTGCGACGCTCAATTCTTGACGAGGTGGCCTGTCGACACCGTCCCAGGACAGGCACACCTTGACATCCCTTCGTCCAACCCTGCTACGGTGGCAAAGGCGGACGCTGTTGCACAACTGGCCCACGCCAGAGACATGCAGGGCACGAAATAGGGGTTTGGCAGCCAAGGGTCATCGATTGCCGTGAATTCGACCACTATGCGACGTCCCGGTTTGCGGGGCGGCACGGACAGCCTCGAAGCAGGTCTCCGCGCTGCCAAACAGACCGTGGGTTTTGTAAAGTCGCTAGGACAGGCGTTGAATTTCATGGCGTCGCCTCTTCAGTCCTTGGTGAGCCCGATTCCTTTGCTTGCGTTGCATGAGGGTGAATTGCGCTGAGCGCCAGCCGAGGGCCTTTTTCCTCGGCCGTCCGCCTTAGGCGGGCAATCGTCG